AACAACTGCACCGATAGCCGCTACAACGCCAGTCTTAAGGCTGCTGGCAAGTCCCATCGCTGCGCCTTCCATGTTCTTCATGCCGTGCCCGGTTTCCATGAGTTTCGCCTGCGCTTCGTTCAACTTGCCTGTGAACGGCCCCATGTTGATATCGAGCACGGCAAAAAGTTCGCCTACGTTCATCCCCACAGTCTATTTCCCCCAGGCCGCGAATGCGGCTTCGGCTGTCTTGGTATCAGTGATCATGTTCGTTTTTGGCTTGTTTGCGCAGAGATTTGCAAGGCGGCTCGCCATTGACAGGCCGTTGAGCAGAGATTGAAAGCGCCGCCATGTCAGGGTTCGTAGGTCACGCGCGAGGTCGATATCGTATTCCCGCTGAAAGTCGGATTCAATGATTGTCCAATGCTCCAGTATATCTATGCCGCCGGAGTCTCGGCTGTCGGAGGGTCCGAGGGTTCACCTCGATAGCAGTCCATAACCCAATCGTTGATCTCTTTCAGCCCGGCGACTGTGATACCATCAGCTATCATTGCGTCAACGTGCTCGGAGCCTATCACTCGCCGACAAATACCGATAATCCACGGTTCCGGTATATCCGACTCGGCCTCCGTATCCGATTCTGTTCTCAACCGGGCGAGATATAGCGCGAGCGTGGCGGGCATCTCAGCAGGAACCGAGTAGGGTTTCCCGGCGAACCGGAACGCTATCGGGTCGCCTGACTGCTCTTGCAGGAAAGCGTCGAAATCTTTGTATGGCATATCAGAACGCCGTGCTTTGGACGGGCCCCGAAATCTTGAGCGTTGCGCCCCACTTGGTGTTTTCTGTCAACGGACCGCCGATATTATCGAGCGTAGCCGAGGCATAGAAATACTTCGTGAACCCGCCGCGACTTATCATGTGGAACTCGGATATCGACAGGATGCCCACCACGGACGCGAGCGCCTCTACCGCCTCCTGCCCTGCGTTCCGCACGCCATTGTTCGGGTCTTCCCAATAGCGGCCCGTGAGTTTGAGAGTGCGCCCGATAGTCGCGACAAAGTGCTCTTCGTTGCCCAGACTCTCAAACGTAGTCATGTCGGCGTCCTTGTGACTCATCCCGAATTCAAATTCCTCTAACCCTCCAATTACAGTAGACCCAATGAATATCTGCCATCCAGCCGCCAGCGTTGCAAACTCAGCCATTATAGTAGCCTCCCTGAATCATTTGTTGTTAGTTCAAAGTTGAGTGAGTATTCATGGCGTCCGTTCTTGTCGACGCCTATATGGGTAGGTCCCGATTGCATTCCCTGACAGCCATGCACCCAAGTGGCGCCGGGGATGATCTCTTGATTGCGAATCGCGATCATTGCATTGTAGATTTGTAGAGCAAGCGTTTCGGCGGGGACTGGCGTCGCCCGAGTGCCTCTCACAATGATCTGTATTGTCGGCATGTCAGTCGAGAGGTTCGCGCCCGTCCGCTGTCCGCCTGAAGGCTTTACCATAATCACTTCGTCAGGATCGGGCGGTAATTGGCCGATGTAGATCGTGCCGTCAATCGTAGACTCGTTGTAGACTCCGAGAAACAGAGAATCCAGATACCTGCCAACCTCTACTGCTAGCATTAGAGTGCTATTGCCCGGTCGGGCCGCGCGTAAATCTGAATCAATTCAGCGCCCGCGCCGCCGGAAGCGGTCCCCACCGCTGTGACGTTGTTGTAGAGCGGCCAGACTTTAGCCGCCGTGGTGTAGGCGTTGATGGTGGCCGAGCAAGCCGCCGCGTTTGTTGTTATCGTGCCGAGCAAAACGACCTCCTGCAACGAATCGCTCTCGTAAATGAGCGCATATTCTCCGGCGGTAAGCACAGCCGCCGCAAGAACTCCCGTGCTTGGTATGCTGGTAGCGCCCACGGCCATTCCTGCCCCGGTGACTGCCGTTTCGCCGACTACGTGCTGAGCGTCAGCGGCATACGTCTGAGCCGTTATTGTCACTGTCTTGCTCACGCCCTGCTGATTTGTCAGCGTGAGCGTGAATGTAGCCGTGGACGTGATTCCCGCGTCAGACACGGCAATGACGGCGGCTGGCCCGCAGTCGGCAGGTAGGGCGCCCGAACCGGCCACCAGGGTCCAAGTGCTCGAACCTTGCAGCAGATGGCAAAACTCATGCAGCCCCGCCGTGGCATTATCGGCGATGTTTGCCGCCCAGACGCCCTCGGGGAAGACCTGGTACAATGGAAAACGAGGCCACGTTGGGGCCGCTTCGATCATAGCCTGGGCGAAATCATACGGCACCCGCTTCCCGGAAATTGCTGCGAGGCAAACAGATAGGCTGGCGTAACCAAGGTCTGTCTGCGCATAGCTTCGCATATCCGCAAGAAACGTCCTTACCTGCGGACCGACGGGACTCCCCGCCAATATGGCCGCATCGATGTCCGTGGTCGTTTGGCTGCACATTCTATTATCGAATGTCTCGTCGGGTGGGTCGGTGCTGTGGGATCGGTGCCAGATGTCCGTTCCACCTACTCCTATCGCCTGCGCATTCTTCCGCAAGGTTGCGATATGGCCTGTTATCCCGATAATTGCCTGCTCTACAGTTACGGACATAATCCGTGCCTCCTATTTGATCTTATGTTTTGCGCAAACGCGCTCGAATATAGACATGCACTTTTCTTTCATCGTGGTTTCAAGCCACTTGCCAACGCGCCCCTGCTGGAACGTATAGCCCGGATTCTCATGCAGTCTCGTGGCATAGGGCGTATCGTAACTGATAAAACCGCGCGGAGTATCGCCCGCGCCCGGTTTCGATGCTACGGATACGGACGCGTCGCCCGCCGCGCTCTTCGCCGTCGTTACCTGGCCGCTTCCGACTACCACAGCGCCACTACCGCGAAGCGTGCCCTCCTCTAACGGGCACAACCGATTCGCCTCCTGCAGGCAAACCTCCAACGTCTCAAAAACCGCGTTAACGGCTACGGCGTTACCCGCGCGGATCGCCTTGTGACCGTACCAGGCAAATTTGACTGACATCGGGTGTCACCTTGTGCTATAATTGGATTCACAAACGGAGGGCAATATGAGCACAGCGTTATCTTTAGCAACAGGATGGACGGTAAAAATAGGCGATACCGAAATACTCGGACTCGAAGAACTCACATTCGATCGACACAATACAAAGTTAGTTTTCGAGACGGCAATTCTCGGCGGGCATCAGGTCGTGGACGACCCCGGTCAATTAGCGGTAGAGAAGCTGGCCGGTTGCTTCGGCGTTGACAGCATCGCCCCATTCACATTCACCCCATCGAGCAGAGAATCGCGCACCCTTTTTGCAAGTGCCAGAATGGAATTCCCTGGCGGTAACGACGAGAATGTTCCCTGGATTGCCCATCTAAGCGTCACCCACGATGCTCGACAGTAGCACCTCGACGTGGTGGACATGTATGCCCTCGCGGACAGGTGCGGTCTTGATAACCTCGTACAATTGCCCGTTCCAGGCAACTGCGTCAGGGGCTCTGAGTGTGCAATCGGCACCGCACATCATCTCGGCGCTCACCAATACCTCTTCACCTTTGTCGTTTGTCACCTGCGCGGTATAGGGTTCGACACGTGCTTGCAGACTGTATTCCGTGCCATATACCGGCCCGAGCGCGGAGTGGCCGGTATGCGGCCTCACGGTTACAGTATCGCGCATTTCGTGGGACGGCAGTTTCATGTCATTGACACCCCGCGAAACAACAGGCCCGCCGTCTGCAGAGCACGAGCCGCACGTGGAGCGAGGTAGGTAGGCGCTACCCGTTGATTCCCCTGCCCCTGCTGCACGTTGAAGTGCTTGCCTGCGCTGTATTGCTCATTCGGCCCGGCAACGTCCGCATCTTCGCCCTTCTCAACCCAAAACTCTACCTGAGCACAAGACGCGCTTCGGACGGCGTTCACGTGAGCCGGCAGAGCGGTATCTACTTTGTTGAGCGTTACGTAGTCGATAAGCTCTTTGGCTCGCAGGAGCATCCGCCCCGAGCCTGTCGGTATGCCGTCCAGGGTAACATCCAGGTATGTGGCGAGGTCGGATGTTGTGGCGTAGGCGTCGGCGGGGGGGGCGGCGATCAGGTCCGGGAACATCGCCAGGAGTTCAGCGCCGGTCGCAGTGATGTAGTTAATCAGAATACCGTCCCCGCTTGTGTTGACTATGTAATTTAGGGTCGGGTCTATGTTTACGCTCGGAATGTCGTAGTGATAGTCAGGTGCGGTCCCCACCATAGATATCGCGGGGTCGGGCGCTGTTCCTGCCCATGCCGACCCACTCCACCACAGATGATCTCCGATTGCGCTAACCTGCGCGACCGTGAGAAACGGCGGCGTTCCCCCTGAATATGCGACCCCTGTAGGATCGGCCAGTGCGTGGTAAGTAATCCTCATATCATCCTATCTTTCGCCCCCGCGCGGGAGGGGGTAGAGGGTCTAATTGAGCCTTAACGTCAGGTTTGCGACTTTCGTGATATTGAGGGGTGATGTATCGGGAAACGTTTGGATAGTGCCATCACTATTGTCGGAACCATACCCCTGACGCTGGAGCGTCATGCTGACTGTTTGCGCCCAGGTTGGAATGCCTATATTGAGCCTATAGTGTCGCCAGCCGGGGCCGGGGCCGCTGCCGAAGAACAAGTGTGTGGCAATGTTGCCGGTGAGTTTTTCGCCATTGCGGTACCCTCCATTCCAGTCGTTTATCAGATCCTTGTTAAGACTACTGCTTACCCCCTGCTGTGTCCCGGTCGAATCGATATAGTTGTACCCCATATTTATTGCCAGATTGCTCCCGCATACATCAAACTCTAATACATGTATTCTGCCAGGAGTAAAACCGTTAATTTTTGGGATTTCAAAAGACGATCCCGAGAAAGTAACACCATACACATTAAGTTTGGCGTTAGCAATCAAGGTTATACACGCTCCGGGATTACCCCCTGTAGCCGACCATGCACCACCGCCAGAATTGGAATATCGCATAGTGCCGCCGGTGGTAGTTTGCGCGGCTGTCAACG